CTGAACTTAAGAAATTTCAAAAAGAGACCAAGGAAGTAACCAGGGCACAGAAGGATTTTGACAAGAGCCTAAAAGGTAATAAGAAGCTAAAACTGGATGCTAAAGATGCCAATAAGCAGGTTGAGGGCGTATCTAAAAAGATGAAATCATTTGTTGAGGGCATGAAGAAATCAAAGAAGATACCAGTTGAGATAAAAGACTTAGCATCTAAGGGGTTAAGCAGTATAGGCGGTCAGTTAGGCAGGTTAGGTCCTATGGCTAAAGTTCCGTTAAAACTACTCGGCAAACATCCAGCACTTGCGGTATTGGCTGCAGTAACAATGGGTGTTGGGATACTTGCTAAGAAGGCGAAAGATGATGTCAAGGTATTTCTTCATGATATGACCGCATGGGGCATACAGAAGATTCAACAAGGTCTAGCAAGCCTTAAGGATAAAGTTATTAAAGTCACCGTAGAGGGATATAACAACTATTCTGACTATAAGGCTAGGGTTAACTCTCTTGATAGGGGCGGATTGAGTATAGGTGATTATGACAACCTAGCCCAAGGGGTAGCAAGAAACTCTAGATCTAACTTATCAGATGTAAGAAATGGAATGACTAAGCTAATGCAGATGTCACCAGATGTATTTGGCGGTAAGCCAAGTGAAGCGGCTAAGTTTTATCAGACTGCCATGCAATCATTTAGAAGAGGTGGATCATCTAATGAAGAGGCTAGTGCAGCAATGTACCAGCTTAATCAGGGGCTTGCAAGTGGAACGCTACAAGGTGATGAACTTAGGTCAGTCAGAGAAAATGCACCACTAATGGCCAAGATGATTGAAAAGGAAGTTGGTACAGGAATAAAAGAAGCTGGTAAGAAGGGGCTTCTTACTGCTGACCTGGTTAAGCGTGCAATTCTTAAACATTCAGATGAGGTTAATAAAGAGTTCCAAAATATCCCTATGAATTTCAAGGATGCATGGGTTATGGCTAATAATCTACTTGAAGCTAAGGTATATAGCCCAATGTATGAGAGGATGCAGAAGATATTTGATAGTGAGAATGTTAAAAGTTTCTTCTCAGGCATCTACACGAAGGCGAAAGAGGCTATAAGTGGGCTATGGAGATTAATGGATGTAACCAACTTCGGGGGCATTGATTTTAGCAAGCTACAAACTGCAACCAAACCGATTACCGATATGCTAGATGAAGTATATAACCATATAATCACTAACTCACCTGAAGCCCAAGAGGCAATAAATGTATTGGGTCAAGTTGTTAATGGTGCATTTGAGGGTATGGGGGATGTATTCCAATTTTTCAAGCATGTTGCTGAAGATGTATTTAAATTCCTTAAAGAAAATCCTAATTTTGTAAGGGATGTAATAAAGCTTTTGGCGTCTGATTGGGAAAAGAAATGGGCCCTTATGCAGCTTAAATTAGAGTTTGCAAGCACGGTAATAATCCCACTTCTCACAGAGATAAATAAAACTATAAAATTTATCACAGACTCTATAAGAGCTGTTCAAAACGCTTGGACTGATATGTGTAACTGGTTTGAAAAGAAAATACCTAAGATACCAACAGTTGATTTTGGTGTTGGTGGTGACTCTTCTGGTGGAAGCGGTCCAGTGAATACTAGACCGACCCAATATAGTCATGCATTTGGTCTACCTCGAGTACCTTATGATAACTACCCAGCTAATCTACATCAGGGCGAAAAAGTCTTGACTAAGAGAGAGGCCAACGACTATGAGAACAGAGGTAGTAACAATGGTATAGTAATAAACTTAAATGGAATTACTGTAAGAGAAGAAGCCGACATTGATTTAATGATAGGTAAGCTAGTTAAAAAGCTTAAATTAGCACAGGGGGTGGTGTAATTGGTAGAGATATACTTAAATGGAGATGGGGATAGTCTAAGGTTGCCAGTTGTACCATCAGAATTTAATAAGATTGTTAATGCTGATATAAGCGCTGAAAGTATAGTAAAAAGGGGGAAGGTAAATATCTATAATGGGTATGAGCCTTCCGCCATGTCTATATCGTGCTTTTTTCCTCATGAAGGGGCAAACTATCACTTTGCCACAAGTAGTGGGGATCCATATAGCTATGTTAATAAGCTTGAAAAGTGGTGTAGAGAGGGTACAAGACTTAGGTATATAGTTACTGGTACTTCTATTAATGTGCCAGTTAGAATATCTCACTTTGAGTATAGTGAGAGAGACTCAAGTGGTGATGTGTACTATACTCTAGATCTTAAGGAAGACGAGGATATAAACATCCCTACATGGCAACCTGGCCCAGTTAGTGGTAATCCTAAAAATCCTATCCCTAACAAGGTATACTCAAGAAATAAGCCGACCATAGACTTAAGCAAGCAGACTTCAGGAAGGGGCCACACAGTTAAGCATGGAGAGTACCTATACTTGATAGCACAAAAATACTACGGAGATGGCAGCAAGTACAAGGGGATTACAACTAATGCAGAAAATCTCAAAAGATATCCCAGTCTGAAGAAATCAAATGTTATCTACAGTGATTGGAAGTTGGTGATTCCTTAATGGCTACATATAAGATGGAAGATATAGACTTAATAGTCCATATAAGGGGCGGTGGAAGCTTCTACAGGCTTACGGATATAGTTACTAACATATCATGGAGCGGTAGTATTAAAAGCCCTTATAGAGAGCTAAACTTTGAATTTATCCAGGCGGTTAATGATGAAAAAGTAAAAAGTATCGGACTTAGTGCCAATTCCACTTGTTGCTTTTATGTAGGCGGTAAGGAAATATTCAGGGGTAATATCATAGAGGTTGAAAAAGCCAGCAGTAATAATGGCATAAGAGTTACTGCCTATGATATAGGATATGTACTACACAGAGATGAAGTAAGCTATAATTTTGTAAATAAATCAGCTTCTGAAATTGCCAAGACTGTGTTTGCTGGTAAGGATGGCCAGATGAATCTGCCTGTAGGGAAAATTGCTAAGGGTGATAGCAAGATAACCAAAATGTTTATCGGCGTATCAAGATATGATGCCATCATGACAGCCTACACAGAGCACTCTAAGACTAGTAAGAAGAAATATATGATAGATGTTGATATAGACAAGTTTAATGTGATAGAAAAGGGCGAAGTTAAGCTTAAGATACTATTTAATGAAAAGCAAAATGTAGAATATAGCTCTTATAAAGAGTCTGTGGCTAATGTAGTCAACAGAGTCTTAGTAGTGGATGAACAAGGTAACAAGCTTCAGGTGAAGACCAATAAGGAATTCAGGAAGCTATATCACACCGTATCAAAAGTGATTGAACAGAAAAAAGATGGAAAGACAGAAGATATAGATGCAGCCTTTCATGGACTGGATAGGACTTGTGACCTACATGGATACGGTGATATCACTTGTAAGAGTGGGTATAAGGTCCAGGTTAAAGACTCACACACTGGCCTAATAGGTGACTTCTATATTGACAAGGATAAACATTCCTGGATAGGTGGAAAATATTCCATAGATTTAGAACTTAATTTTGACAATATCATGGATGAAAAGTCAGCAGGAAAGGATGAATCAAAAGCATCCAATGGTGAAGGAAAAGCCCTTGACTGGGGACATGGAATCACAGCTGATATGATAAATAAATTACTAAAGGGTCCACTTGCAGGTAAGGGGGACCTTTTTATTAAGTATGGAAATATGTATAAAGTTAATCCTATGATGGTTGCCTTGGTGGCTAGAATGGAATGTGGGGAAAAGTTTGATTCTAATCTTGCGGTCAATCACTTTAACTTCTTTGGAATCAAGGATCCTGACAAAAATATCAAGAAATACAAGTCATTTGGTAGTTACTCATCAGTAGAAGAAGGGGTTAGAAGAGGGTTCCACTTCATAGGCATATCACATGTCAATAAGAAGGGTAGGAAATTTGACCAGATAATATCTACATGGGCGCCAGTAAGTGATGGCAATGATACTGCTGGATATATTAAGCAGGTAAAATCTTGGTATAAACAACACGCTGGCAAAGACTGGACTGACTCCAACCTTGGTACTGGTGTAACTTCAGATGAAGAAGCTGATAGCAGGCTTACATCAAGTAGTATTTCAGGAAGTGGTGGAAATGATAGACAAAGAAAAATACTACAAGTAGCTGAAAGTATGGTAGGTAAGGGTAGATATACCTGGGGCGGTAAGAGTATCTACAATTCAGATTGTAGTGGCTTTGTGTACGCATGCCATAAAGCAGCAGGGATAACTATTGGTGGGTCTACATCAGCGCAGTTACACAATGGGAAGAAGATACCATCACTGGCTCAGGCACTTCCTGGAGACTTAATAATAACGCAGTCATCAGCAAGTGGTAGTGGCCGACATGTGATGCTATATATAGGTAATGGAATGGTAATCCACAACGGTGGTCCAGAAGGTTCACCGATCACAAAAACAAGAGTTAGAAGGGGAAGTTGGACTGAAATCAGGAGGTGTTGGTAAGTGTCATACGAACATGAATTGTTAGGAATAATGAATGCGGAAGGTATGCGAAGCCACACACCTTCTATTCAGTTTGCAGAGGTGATTAACAGTTACCCAAAAACAAGACTAAAATATAATGACTTTGAGATTGAAACAGTGCAGATAAGATACACATCATGGGCTTATGCTTTAGCAAATGGCTTAAAGACAAGTGTAAATGACGGACATTCACACATGATAGACTTAGGTGGCATAAAAGCCGGTGATGTTGTGATTATTAATTGTGACGATTCTACTGTGACGATTCTAGATAAGGTGGTGAGGTAGTGACTGAGAAAAAAGACATATTCCCATTTATAGGCGTACCTGATGATTATAATTACGTACCAGAAAGCGAACTACCGCCACTAAAAGAGCTGGCATACGACTTTGACAGAGATGTCTTCATAATTGATGAAGATACAAAAGAGTTCAAGGTGGTTGAAGGTGCAGAGGCGCTTAAGGTATGGATATATATGGCTATCAAAACAATTAGATTTAACCATGAGATATACTCTTGGGATTATGGTACAGAATTAAATACCCTGATAGGTCAGAAATTCAGCAGAGGACTAACTGAATCAGAGGCTTTTAGATTCATAAAAGAGGCCTTGCTTATAAATCCTTACATCAATGATGTTGAAAATAGGGGGATAACCTTCACTGGTGATGATTTACACATAAAAATTAAAGTAAAAAGCATATATGGGGGGATTGATATAGATGTTTGAAGATAAAACGCACTTAAATTTAAAAAATGAGATGCTAATAGGCACAGAGCTCCCCATTGCTAAAAATGAGGGGTCTATACTAGACAGCATGTTCAGTTCTATTGCACTGGCACATGCTAGTATTTATACAGTACTTGATAAGCTCCTTAATATAGCCTTTATAAAAGATAGTTATGGGGATAACTTAGATAAGAGAGTCCAGGAATTTGGGGTCTATAGAAAAGAGGGTAAAGAGTCAGTAGGACAAGCATTATTTATTGGTGAAGTTGGTCAAGAAATCCCTTCTGGAGCCATTATAAGCGCCTTTGGAAATAAATACGAAGTGTTAGATAATCAAGATGGTAGGATTAATGATGAAAATGGAGTGACTTTATACATAAGATCTATGGGTGTTGGTGCAAGTGTAAATAGCGTATCCACAGTAGACTTCACATTAGTAAGCCCAGAAAATGATAAAATCACATCCATAAGAAGTGTAGGAGCACTTGAGGGGGGTGTAGATCCTGAAACTGATGACGAGTTAAAGGAAAGATTCTTTTATCTACAGGCCCACAAAGGAACATCAGGAAATGTAGATGACTACATCAACTGGGCTCTGTCAGTAGATGGGGTTAAGAATGTCAAAGTCGTTCCGCTTTGGAATGGTAATGGAACTGTAAAAGTGATTGTCATGAGTAAGAATAATAGGAATGTAGCACCTGAAGTAGTAGAAGCTGCAAA